TTTGTTTTATGTGGGTTGTGGTCTTTGCCCTCTTGCTCAATCAAAATATCTGGATTGCAATTATCTTGTGCTTTTAGTTCATCACGAAACAAAGCATAACCATAGTTATTTTCACTTCTATAAGCATACTCCGAATTGCTTTCAGTATCTATTGAACCATTTAAACGAAAGTCAAAATGTTTTTCAATAGCTTTTTCTCTTACAACTGGTTTGTTGTCATAGTCCCTTTCCTCGACAGTTCCCATGTAATGAAAAT